TGTAGATTGGAGCAGTCCATCCAGCAATTCGCATATGGGCAACCATCTCTTCGTTTGTAGCAAGAACTGCACCATTGGACTTTTGAACCAGTTCATTAACCATCTTTTCATAAGTGCTCATCCAACCCGACATGCCCCACACATGCACAAAATCATCTGGATCAATAGCTTGAGCCAAACAACGCACAAAAATCCTTGGACGCATACTAGCAGGAACTTGGTCCATGATGTATGGCAAGGATTCAATGCCTGGTTGAAACATGTCTTCAAAGTAGATAACATCTTCGCTTGTTACTTCTCCTTCACGCATCATTCGAACCAGATTCATTAACTGGCTCATGGAGAAGTAACTGCGACCGTGTGCGTCTAACACTTGGCCAACAACAATGCTTTTAGAGTTGTCTAGTGTTTCGCCAGGAACATAAACAACGTCTAGTCCACGCTTTTCGAACACACGACGGTTCCACTCAGTAAGTTGTAGTGTGTATCGGGCTTCGTAACTTTCTAAGCCCATGTAAAATAATTTTCTCATAATTTTCCTTTATATTTTAGAATTAATAAAACTTGCAATTTTTTCATGACCTAGCTTGTTTGGGTGGCCTGTTTTATCTTTTTCTACTGTTGATAGTTGAGGTGGCGTTTCCCAATATTCCCAATCTCTGCTCTTCACTTTTAAATTTTTAAATGCAGTTACAAATTCAGTGTAATAATAAGAATCAGGCTCGTAAAACTTACTAACAAAATCAAAAATATTTTTGTCCGAACTCAACAGATTATAAGTTGTTAAACTGCTATCCCACATTTGAAATAGCATGCATCTACATCCGATCTCTTGGGCGATTTTTGTTATTTGCCATATGTCTCGATAATATCGGTACACGCAACCGATCTCGTCGAAGCAATTTGAAAAAACAAATTTAACTATATCTACATTTGTCTGACCGGATCTATCGTTCATTCCAATTTGTGGACCTATCGACCAGGTTCCAAAATCTGCCGACGGAATATGAAATCTTTGAGGGGTAGTTAGCCCGATTAATAGTAAGTCTGGAGAAAATCCGTTAAGCTGTTGATTTAGCAAATTGCTGACAATTCTTGAATTACTACCGCATCCGACTGCATCGTTAACAAGAATTTCATTTCTTTCTTTTGCTATAATCTCTGGCCAGACGTTAAAGTCATATTCAACATGCCGAAATGACCAACTGTCTCCACTTACATAGATCATTACAGTGTCCCTCTTGGCCATTTGCCGCCATTGAATGACATTGCAGTCTGCTCTGATAGTTTACGCAGAACGTCTCGATCAATGGATTGCGCCATATTTTGAGCAGCAGTCATAGTGTATTTGTCATTCCAATCGTATGCCTGTCGCGGTTCATATAGTTTGTTAGTAACATTACGAAGCTCTTCATCCATGCGACTCATGCGTTGATTTAGATGATGCATGTCCTCGAACATTCTACGCAACGGGCCATGATTGCGATCGTGCCGTCCTGATGATTCGGGAGCAGTTAACGCAACAATCATCATTAACTTGCGTAGTGTTTCCACCACACGAGGATCGCTACTGGTCATTGCAGTATCGAACATGTCAATAAAGCGTTCCAGGTCAAAGTCGGCCTGGTCCGATTCTCTTGCAGCACCCATGATTAGATCAAGCGACCAAGTCTGCGGGCATCTTCTTCCCACATGTTCTTTGCGTACTTGCCTGACGTGTATTTAGAATACTGTTGCCATGCATAACTTTTAAAGTTATACAAGTCTGCTTCGTTGAAGCGGTAGCCGTAACTGGCTACAAACTCGCGGAAGTTATCTAAATCCTCGAGGATTTGTTGGACTTTAGCATTATGCTTGATTTGAGGTTTGGACATTGTTTTTCCTTTCAGTAGTAATTAATGTCGTTATTGATATGCCAGTGGTTGTGTAAAACTTGTGCTTGTTCCTGATCTACATTCTTATTTAGAAAAGTGTTAAGACCGGGAATAATATCATGTGCGGTTAAGTTGGGATGCCAGAAGTCATTTAATGCTATAGTATAAATGTTTTCCGGTAGTCCTGTAAAGTACGTTTGGTAAAAGTAGGGTTGATAAAGGTAAGGTTGCTCTTCATCAAGGTAGTATGGATGACTCATTTGGCCTAATCGGTTTTGCCGAATGTTAAGTAGATATCTATCTCGATTAGTGTCGATAGTTACAACAATAAATTTTTTATCAACGATTGCATTAATCTGATCTCTTTGGGTTGCTAACTCTCCAAAATGTCCATGTATAATGTATTCACGATGAGGATCTTGAGCCGCAGCTTCTACTCGAAACGGTTGCACGTTTCTGCCCGAGGTAGAATGAACCTCACGTTCTCCGTTAGTGTACACTTCTGTGTTGAGATCACTACTGTTGCCAAAACTTTTATCAAGGCACAGAATATTTTTAAGATGATTACCTCCGCCGCTTGGCGGGTAGGCAATTACAAGTGCAGTCATTAGATTTTGATGTTGTTAGCAGGCTGTGTTAATTCGTATTTGATCAGTGCGCCGTTCTCGCCATCTTCGGCAACTTCGACCCATACTGCACGGTTAGGAAAACGTTCTGCAATCTTTACATACAAGTCGTCGCTCATCATCTCGCATGACTTGAAGTCGAGTTGGAGAGTTCCGTCCCTGTAAAGATTTTCAAGCCATCGTTTAAATTGGATGAACTCGACATCTCGATCGTTGTGGAATACATCGAGCCAGACTCGAAAATGGAATATATGGCGGTGAAGCACACCAAGAAAACTAACATCGTATTCATCGCCGGTCGCCAGTAATGGATCAGTAGCTGCGGCAGGATATTTGTGTATTCCTTCTTTGCGGAATGTAACCCAGATCTTTCGTTCTGCATGTTGTTTAATTCTTTCAATTTGTTCTCGTTCTGCTTGGATCATAGTGCTTTAATACTTTCTGCTGTGATAATTTTACTAAGTTCTTCACCGAGCTTGTCATCGTCGTGAACGATGTAAAACCCGATGAAGCTTGCGTCTTTGACTTTACTGTAAGTAACTGTTTCGATAGCTATGCCGCCACAGCCCTTGTATACATCGATACGAATAGAATTTGTTTCTAATACGCGGCCATCTCTTCCGACTTCGATTGGATCTTCGTCAATACTCCAAGCCCAGTGTAACACTTTTCTTTTCAACCATTTAATCATGTTGGTTTATCCTGTTCATATTCGTCCCAAGAAGTAAAAGTTTCCCGGCTCATCAAGCTATGCAGGCTATGTGTCCATACGCCTGGATTTGTTGCATCAAAGTCGTTGTCGTCAATCTTGATCATTGTGTTGTAGTTCCACAATTTAACGTAAGGAATACTCACGCGAATCTGTGGGATGAAGTTGTTGTGCTCGCACAATCCAGAATCGTTAAATGTTTCTACGTGTGTAATTGGAATATCCAAACTACACATTTTACCACGCTCAAGGAAATATGTGATCATAGTTTCCCAACGTTGCCACTCTAGTGCGTTGTCAGGATGGAAGCTGTGATTCGCACCAAAGAAGATATGATCCTGCCCGTGTAATCTAGTAATAATATCATCAATTGGTTGAACGCCAACTACAAACAATGTTCGTTTACCGAACGCAGGAGTATGTTCTACTTCTCTGCCGTTGAAGAATTTTACGTCTTCATGACCTTCACGATTCATTGTGTATATCCTCTTCCATTTTGTCTAGTGCTGTTGTATCTAATTGTACAGTATCATCTGTGGTTTCTGCAACCTCAGGTTCTTCTAAATCAAATAATGCATTAAATTGTGTGTGAGCGTTTTTGGTCTTCTTGCCTTTGAATCCTCGTGTGCCAACAATTTCCATCCAATAGGTATCATACAGTTCAATGATTTCTTCGGCAGTTTCTCGATCGGGTGCTGCAAAGATTGCTTCCACAATGTCTTCGAATCTGGCATAGTCACCTGTACTACGGCGCATCATAGCAGGATGTTCCCCTGCATCAAATCGTCGATTTGCTTCTTGTACCGCAGTCAAGTGCATCCAAACATTGTGCCCCATGAGCAATGCGTAACTAAAGCTATCCCATGATGTTTTGCCCCACTTACCGTTCTTGTTCAGATCTGGTAATACATCATAGTTATCGGCAATCAATCGATTTTCGATAGTATCTGCTACACCTGCCTTTAGAATACCCGGTTTGTAGATACAGATATCTTTCATTGTGAGCATGTCGCTAATAGGCGAGTCTTCCCAACGAGGATACACACCGTCGGCAACTACTCCGTCTGACCACTTTCGTGTGTCTGTGGCATACTTTTTGTCGTCGGCTGATGGGGCCATTCTGTAGCTCCACTTTGAGTCGTGTTCGTAGACATTTTCGAAGTAGACTTGCCCATTCGCAGTCGCCAAAAACGGACTGGCACAATCAAAACTAATAGTAAAAGCAGGATTGACATATTTTCTTACAGCTCTCTGAATAACAGTGAGCAACACTGCCCACTCTAGTTTACTTGTGCCCAAAAAGTGCATCCAATCGTGCTTACCTTCTTGCAACAAGTTATCGTAACGCAAGGCCACTAGGCGTTTTAACACCAAGTGTACGTCACACATGTTCTGACCACCCATTGACCAACCGTTAAAGTGAGTGTCTGGATACTTAACAGGATCGCAATACTCCTTCATAGTTTGATACCAAGCTTCTGCGGATGTGTGATTGTCACCTTGCAACACATTCAAGAACTTGGCACCACCATTAGCAACACCTTTGCGATGTTTCATGAAGTATTCGTTATTGAACTTGGTTGCATCAACAGCTTGTTGTAATGCTAACTTTTTGTCAGTGGTACTAAACCCAATAATCTCTGATACACGTTTATCGTGAATGACCCAAGTCGGAATATCCAAGATCATGCCGTAGTCGGCAACATTGTCTAGCCAATTGAGAATGAGTTCTCGTTTCTTTTGTGCTTTAGGACAACCAGAGTTGGCCTTCCAATCACCTTCCCACAAGCCCTTAGCGATCTGGAAACCACCTGAGTCTCCAAGGATGAATGTACCCGGTTCTCTATTCCGGACCATATCCTCAGACCAATCTTGTTTGTTAAGATCAAGGTTTGCATGCCCGCCACTATAAAGGCTCCACTTGTAGGGGAATAAACCCTTAGATGAGTTGAGCCAATTAAGCTGTTCCATATCCGTAAGCCCTTGCGGAAATCTCGCTGGATCCACATACTGTTCATTTCGTTGTTTGCCTACAAACGTAGCATAGAACCCGCTAATAGCTGGTAAAAATACTGCATAATCATTCTGCTTGGCAGTTAAGTTATCTTGTGTCATTTGGTAAATGCTTTGTTGATTAAATTATAGTCCTCTTTGTACGCTTCTTTAACACGTAGTAGTAGATCGGGTCTACTATCCAATAACTTTTTAAAAAAATCTTGGAGAACTTTTGTTTCGTTATTTGTTGCACCGTAATTGCGATCGAGCCCACTGCTGGGCAAAAGTCCATGATGCGGGGCAAAATTTTTGTCAAAATTTTGATCTAGCATAAAATACTTTCTTTCCACATATGGTCGAATATCTTGAATGAATGCATACTGTGGCCATACATGATCGTCAAATCTATAGATATTATCAAATATCAATCTCTCAGTTGACAGATTGTAAAAATTGATAAATTCTTGTGCTGAGAGTGAAGCATTTGCATCGATGTTTGCCCAAGGAGAATTGGGCAGTATTGGCCCATTTGGGCCAATTGGACATAGCACATACGTTGTTAAATATTGTGCAATGCCGCTGATCCAGCGGTCAACTGGATCTCTCAAAATAACGCTAATCTGATTAACGTTAGCCCAATTATCGCCGGTTAACTCTGCGGTTATCCATTCATATTGTCTTGCCCAGCTATGTACATAGCTACTGGCATTTTTTGGAATGTTGAGTATGAATTTTGTTTTGCTAGGACTTAGCAACCCAGAAGCCACCCCATACCCACGATCCTTGAGCGTTACGTTCACTTGCTTTGTGCTGGAAGAATAAAGTTGTAAGTAGCAATGCCTGAGTTAACAGTAATCATTGCAGCACCATCATCACTAACTTTCATAACCTTGTCACCAGTTAAGCTCAAGATTGAGATAACTGTGTTAATTGGCCACGACCATGCACGTTTGAGCTGACCCTTTACACCTGGTTCAAACACAAAACTACCTGAGTGGGTAGAATGGTCACCGAACATAAACTTTAAGTCGCCGTTTTCAGTCTTGGCCTGGAATACAGTTTCTTCTGCATTGGCCTGTGCCTGCATCTTCAAACGCATGATAGCAGCAGCACTTGGCTCAAATTCAATGTGCCAGTTAACACCTTTAAACTTAACAGTCTTCAACTTTTCGTTGATAATTTCACTAGACATGAAACGGTAGTTGTTCTTGAAATCGCTTGTGGCGTTTTCAAAGTTGATACCATCAGGTTGTCCGTCTGCTCGTTTAGTAATACTCAACTTGGCATTTTCTTTGTATTCTTGCAAGTTTAACAAGATTTTAAGTTTGTTCAAGTTTGGCATACCGAATGTACCGATGAACTCTGGCACAGGGCCGGCATATTGCCCTTCGATAACAACACTTCGATCTTCTGCAAGACCAGCGATAGTAGTTGTAGTGTCGTCTCCGACAATTTTAACTAGGTCAATACAGCCTAGGTCGTATGTGTGACTTACTAAGTCAAGTAAATGATCTCTCATAATTTTCTCCTATTAATTAGTATACACGAAGTATTTAGATTTTTCAAGTCTTATGGACAACTTTTGCAAGAGCTTGTCCTCCTCTTAGGCTACTTAATGTACCGGGCTTTTGTAGCTCGATCCATGTAGTTGGTAGATTGTCATTCCAGATAAAATAAATTTCGTATCCGATCTGACGAGCAATATCCTTTACTAGTTTTCCCGGAGTGTAGCATGCATAGTAACTTTCTGCTAACCTAACTGCTTTTTCGTTGTCACAGTCGTTGAAGGTCATCATTAGTCTGCCGCCAGGTTTCAATTTGGTAAAGATTTCTTGTAACCATCTTTCGATTACTTGCACAGGAGTAAACTCGAAAAAATTGTAAGCTACACACACTGCAAATTGCGAATCTGGTAACCGCTCCAATATTGGTCTAGACTGATCTCGATCGTTGACTATTACTGGACGCAATCGACGTTGATATTGGTCCGGGAATTCGAGAGTACACGGAAACAACATATCGTTACTACGATCTATTAGATACAACGGATCAAAGCTGACCATGTGTTCGATAAATGTTTCTAGCCCAGGCCTTATAATCATACCAGGGTGCAAGTTTGTACTAAAATTTTTAATACGTGCTCGAATAATACTATCGTGCTCAGCTGTTAACACAGGTCTGCGATTAAGGATGTGCTCGTCTGTGTCGTTTACCATTTCTTGATCATACAAGCGATACGTTTCATCTAGCCAGTATTTTTCTTTAAGATCAATTTCTTGCTGTGCTTCTGCTTTGGCTTCGGCAACAAGATCCACAAATCGATCAAACTCACGATGTATCGATTGATGAACATCGGTCATTTGTTGTTTAAGATTGCTTGGGTCAAAGTCCTTGCTGTTAACAAGATGTTTAATTTGACTTAAATCAGTATCAACTTGAGATCGCGCTTGCTCAATGTGAAGCCGGTTTAATTGATTACGGTAGGCAACGAGTTCGCTAAGTTTCATGTAAAATCAAACAAAGAAGTAAATGTGTTATCTGTGTTAGTAGCAGATGCAAGATCCCACTCTAGCACACCTAGCAAGTTATCAACTTTGCCGTCAATAACAGTTGCTTCCATTAGTGAATCATCAAATGGCAATTCAGTAAACCATTGCGGTAGTCGTTGTTCGTCGGTGGGGTAACCAATTGAAGTCCAGCCTAGAGGATTGTCCCTTAGTTTACACACAATGGTTTTCATGCCATCTACAATTTGCATAGAGTAGTTGTCTGAATTCATTCTACGTAGTGTGTTCCAGTTAAGCGCCGCTCTAACGTGACCTGGCATGTTTGCTCGACCCAACCGTGCTTCTTCTGCGCCGTATTTGGTCAAGTTGTTCACACGCTTAGGCGACCCTTTTTCCCAACCTGGACGTTCTTTAAACTCGTACTTGAATTTGCGAATTTTTTCAATGATATCGTCACGCGACACACCTGTTAGTACATCGTACAAAACTTCACTCAAGAAGTCTTGAATAACTTTGGGAGTATCTGAACGCTTCAAATCCAACCCCATGGCTTTTACTTTGCCTGGCTTGCCGTCTGTGTCAACTCGTTTGCCTTCTTTGTCAATGATCATTACAGCATAACGCTTTTTGGTAATAAACAAACCTTTGCTTGCAACTACTTCTCGCCCGCCTTTAATCACTGATCCCATTTCCCGTGGAACGTGGAAGGCTTGTTCCATAAAGCCCGGAAAACTAATGTTAACCTGGTCTGCAATAGAGTCATATAGCTGGATGGCAATATCTTTGCTCCACTCCATGCGCCCTTCTTCCACTTCCTTTTGGAGAACTGGCCAGGCTGAGAAATAGCACGAATCGGTATCACCATAGATGATCGTGTCACCAACATGATCATATTTGCCGGTAATGCATTCGTTGACATACGCATCCATGTGTTTCGCGATGCTACGCCCAGTAAGAGTGGTTGATTGACCAATACGCTTGTCAAAGAATCTACAGCCCGCATTAAGGATGGCGCCATAAAGTGAGTTAAGGTTAATTTTCTTAACCAGTTGTCGTTTGTCCCAGTATTCTTCATCTTCTTTAGTCTCGCACTGCTTGAGCTTGGCCTGCATTTCTTTACGTTCAGCATACCAACGCTTTAACAAGCCGGGGATAACACCTTCTTTTTCATAAGTGAAGATTGTGCCGTTTGCACTGATACCCCAAGGTTGATTTGAATCAAAGATCATGTGCCAGACTTCCGCAGCACTGTGAACAGTTGATTCTCCGCCTTCCCAGTCAATTGTGATCTCTGTGCCTCGTTGTTGCTCCATTACAGCAGTATACTCTAATGTAGCAAACAAGCCTTCCCAGGCAGCAGCAAAGCTCATCTTCTGCTTTTCCATACGCTCTTTAATGAGCCGGTCTGTCATTGTGAGTCTAAGCTGTCCAACAATCGTTTCCGGTCCCATGTTAAGAGCACGGATTGTTGACGGGTAGAGCGAGTTAATGTCAATGGACCCAACATACTCGTGGACTCCTTTTTTGGGATAAGCAACATAGGCACCTGCGGCTTGCGTGTCTTCATCATTGAGTCTTTCTTTACGGTTAGGGACTACCATGCCACGTTCGTGGGCTTCGTTAATGATTGCTTGCTCTGTTACTGCTACAGCACCCATTGTGGTTTGTAGCAACACAGTGTTTTCGTGTGCCAGTGTGTTAGCCAAGTCAAGGAACTTGAGTTTCTTGTCTAGCTTGGCCAACAACACAGTATCTTGACGGTTGTAGTCAATGAACGTTTTGAAGTTCTGATTGTAAAGTTGATCTAGCGTACCTTCGTACTGCGTCTTACGCTCGTCAAGTTCGTACTCCCCGATTGCGTCAAGTGAATAACTGTGACGTTCCTCGTATGTGTATTTGCGGTACAGTTGCATATAGTCCAAATGCACTCGACCTACTAGATCAAATGTTAGACTTTCTGTGCCGTAACGTTCGAACATACGTTGTTTAGGTAACTGCCCCCACAAGCAAAAACGTCGAGTGTCGTCCTTGCTCAAGATTCGAGTAATACGCATCACAGTGTATGGAATATCAAAACCTTCTGAGTTCCAGCCACTAAGTGCATCAGCATCTTCGATTAGATCAAGGAATGTTTTTAACATATCCTCTTCCTTCTCAAACACTAGCGTGTTTTCAAACTCGCTAGCAATTTCTTGTGCTGTTTCCATGCTCATGTGTCGAGGTGGAATAACCAACGTGATTAGCTGTTCGAGCCAGTCAAGGTATACAGAGATAGCGGTAATTTTGTTAAAGGGATCATCGGGTCGACTGTAACCTTTAACTGGATCAAAGTCGACCTCAATGTCAAAAAATGCTGTTTGCAGTTTCGGAGCATCCTGTCCTTTGAAGTTGTCTTCTAAACAACGAAAGATAGGATTGATGTCTGATTCATAAAGTTGCTTGCCAGAGTGCATGCGAACTTCTTTGCGGAACTCTTTGTTGGTTCGTGTGCTGAATCTAGCAACTGGATTACCAAAAATGTTTTGAAATTTACCGCGTGGGTCGTCGTAATAGAACACATAGTTGGCAGGGAACTCTTGATAAATTCTCTTGCCGTTCTTGCGTTCTACAACATGGATGCGATCGTGCTCACGATCAAATAGTGCGTCTACGTAACTCATTGATCCTCGCTCCGGATCTCTTCGTTGTCGGGTTCTTTGAACCAATTTTGATTACTCATATATTCTCCTATGTCATTTATAGCTGACAAATACTCTTCATGTCCGTGGTGTGGACGACTCGTTGATATTTAACATTGCCCTATAGGCCAAAATATCTTTATAATTGCTTAGCCAGCTGCATTGGTCCCAATGAAGATTATCAATTTCGTGAAATCTCAATGATTGATTAACAAGCCCGTATAACATAACATCTTGTTCATAAAAATATGTTAACGTTCCGGTTAAATCCTGGCTGTCACGAATCTCACTAATCTTTGCAAGTAAACTGGCCTCGTTCTTGGTCTTAACATTCAAGTTAGGAATGTCACTTTCAAGAATTTCGATGCCATGACTTTTGAGTAATTTTATAGTAAGACGGCCACCGGACACCTTGTGATGATCCAATGGCAACCAATCTATTTTATATCGATTCTCCCCTAGGGCAGGGCTTAATGGATACGAATGAAGATCAAATACTGCGGTTCCGAGTAACTTGAGAAACTTATTGTTGCCTACGAAATCATGCAGCCCATAGTTTGCTATACATTCAGTAATACCTTTTAAGTGTCTAGTATAAGGATGCAATAAATGTGCAAACACATGATCAGTTTCCCAGTTAATCAAATCTGAGTAAGTGGGTTCCCAATTTAATTTATTTTCAAAAAGCTCAGTATAGCTAGTACTGGCATGCTTTGTAAATGGTATGTAAACTAAATTGTTGTATCGATATGATCGCATTATTCCTCATTTAACCTAAGTAGTGAATGAAATTACTGTTCACGTTTAGTTATCACTTGATCGATTAACCCATATACTAATGCCTGGTCAGCTGACATGAATGTATCACGATCCATATCCTTCTCAAACTCTGCATAAGTCTTGCCTGCACTGTTATGGCTAACATAGATTTCAGTCAGTCGCTTTTTCAAGTAAGTGATTTCTTTGTAAGAAATCTCAATGTCACTTTGCATACCACGTGCGCCACCAGAAGGCTGATGAATCATGTGTCGTGCATTTGGTAACATTTTACGTTTGCCTGGCGCACCTGCTTGTGCTAACAGTGATCCCATGGAACATGCTTGTCCCATTACAATAGTTTGCACATCGGGACGAATAAACTGCATGGTATCATAAATTGCCATGCCAGCAGTTACTGAACCACCTGGGCTATTGATATACATGTAGATATCGCTTTTTGGATCTTCGCTTTCGAGATACAACATCTGGGCAACAATCAAGTTTGCCATTTGGTCATGAACTTCGCCTTCTAGCAAAATAACACGATCACGAAGCAAGCGTGAATAGATATCGTAGCTACGTTCGCCTTTGCTGGTTTGTTCCAGCACCATTGGGACTAATGCCATATTCAACCTTACAGAGTTTTACCGACAGTTTCGAGGATTGTTTCGAGCAATTCGTGATCTTGCTTCTCTTTGCCAAACTCAGCTTTGTGTGCTAGCTTGATAGCCTTTTTAAGCACAGCTGGCTTGATTTCGAGTTCTTCTGCTACAGCTTTGATAGTGTCACTCAAGCCGCCTTGCAACGTATCAATCTCGTGCATGACTTGCATACCTTCGTTGATGATTTGGGTGAGTTTGATCTTTTGATCGCCGTTAAAAGTTTTTTCGCTCATAGAGTTCTCCGTAAAATTACTATTATACAGAGATAGTTTGCAAATGCAATAGCTTTGGTGAAAGTGCTACACTTTTGGATTCCCGGTAGCGAATCGGGCCGTCCAGGGCAGTAGCCTCCCCACCTGTGAGTGGCAGTAAACTACCACGGTCCTAAGGGTGTTCTTTTAATCTTTTTTACTAGCCTCAATAGCAGCTAGGCGGCGTGCTAGGTCTGCAATATCAACTGGCTTAGACTTTTCTTGCTCGCGAGCTTTTTGACCTACTCGGGCGACCATGTCCTGATACTTGTCGCTGTAATTGGCTTCTTGCTCTTCGTTGTCGCCTTCGTGAACACGATATGCCGATTGTGCTGCTTCTGGATCTTGGATTGCTTTTTTTGCAATTTTAGATGTTAAGTCGGCATAGTAGCGCGGATCAGCATCACTTGCATTTGCCTTGGCGGCAGCGAATCGAGGATTTTGTTGTGCTTGTGGAATAACAGGTTCTAGTATATTATCACTTGGCTCAAATGGCAGTGCAGATTGCCCGGACACCTTGTTGATTACAGAACTATCACCTTTGGTAATTCTATTGGTCATTGCTGCCATTGGATCTGCTTTTGGTGCAGCCAGTTGCGCCGCAGTAGATTTCATAACACTGGTTGCAGGAGCCTTGGCTTTTGTTTTGGTTTTTGTGATAGACTTTGTAGCAGGTTCGGCGGCTTTTGTTGCTACTGGTGCAGGTGCAGTAGATACATCAACAGCAGTGGATTTTTTATCCGCTCTACGACCGCTCATTGCAGCAAGTTTCTTTTCAAGCTCGCTGTTTACATTTTGCAGTTGTTGTAATCTGCCTGCTAGCCCAGAGTTTTGTTGTTCTAGGCCTTGGATTTCTTGCTCTTGCTCTTGATCAATTTTGTTGATTTGAGAAAGCATTTGATCTTGCTTGCGTTCGGCCTGGCGAATCTGATCAAAACTCTTTTGATCTTCGTCCTGACTGCGCATAAACCCTTTTGCTAGAGCTTCAATGCCTGTTCCTGCTGTGGGGAAATCAGCTTTGGCACGAGAAATAGCACGTTGTAGTGCTACGTCTCTTACTTCAGGTTCAAGCTCATCTTTTTTTTTATCTGCTTCCGCCACACCTTGCTTACGCAAACTTCTATCTTGGCGATATTCTTCAGCAATGTCTTTCAACCACTCGAGTGCTTCTTCTCTTGATCCAATGCTATCGGCACCGTTGTCTGCTCGATAATGGAAGCAACCCCAACCTGATGCGTCTTGATAGATTTCGCCAACTGGCTTGCCATTACGACTCTTGATTACTTCTGCGTTAGGGTAGATAGTATCGTTAATGCCTTCTGCCACACCTTGGTTAGTCTGTACTTTAGTTGATACATTGCCGGCGCCATATTTCTTCTTTAGTGCGTGAACGTGACCTTTCATAGCTTCTTCGCTGCGATGGTGTACTGGTTCCATTTTGTGTTCACTTTTAGAACCAGGCCAGATAGTTGAGTAAGTAGCATGTGTTGCTTTACTTGGATCAGTTTGAGCATTGCCACCAACTTTAGTTTCCGCCACACCTTTGTCTTGTGCTGCTTTGGCAGCAGCTTCACGCTTCTTACGGAAGATCTCACGGAAATATGCTTCGTCGTCTGGGTCGACGCCTGGACTTTGTTGGCCACGATATCTTGGCTTTGCCGGCGCATTTTGTGCAGCATAGTAATCTTCGTCGCTGTCAAAGTTGCGTGGGTCCACTTCGTTTATGTGTTTTTTATCGTTGAAGTCGGATTCAAATAGGGTATTGAGGTTCATCGGTGTTGCTCTTTCTTATGCTTCGTCAATATAGTCTGCTGACTGGTCTGTTTTTTTACAATGTGCCATATACATTTCCATGGCCATACTAGCATGATCTAAATTTTTAAAGCGACTAGGCAAACGTCTATTGCCGTGGCGAATTTCAAAGCCTGTGCGTTCGTCTCCGTGTATTTCACAGATACGGCCATCTTCTAGTGCGATTGTTTTTATTGGTGCTGCCGGTTGTGCAGCGTATGTGGGCTCTTGTATTGGTGCAACTGGTGTATCGGCAGCTGGTTCTGTCTCGGTTGGATCTTCGTCTAGCTCTTGTTCTTTGGCAACAATGCCGCGGTCTTTTGCTTTGCTACCGATATCTTTGTCGTCGGGACGATCGCCAATATCACGATCTTTTTTCTTTGCTACTGTATCTTCTACTGAATCCAAATAGTCAATGAAAGATTTTTTAACTTTGTCTAATAACTTCTCTTCGTTAGCCAGTGCTTCTTCGATTGGTTCTTCATCTTTTTCTTCTGACTCTGCACCCACAAAGTAACCTTTGGTTACCGCAGGCTTGTCGGGGTTGCCACCCAAGATAGGACCACCTTTACCAGGCTTGAACAATGCAGGCAACTGGTTTACTGACTTTTGTTGTGAGTTTTGACTACCGTTGGGCTCAGCAGGTGTAATGCGGCCTTCTAAGATAGCCAGTCGTTTAACGATATCGTGCATTGGATTAGTCATATTATGCTCTCTGATCTTTCAAGAAACTTCTCAACATCCAGCCATGCTTGCCATGTGCGTCGATGCGTTCTGCTATAAAGTTAGCAATACCTTGTTGGTTTTCTTGTTCAGCTACTGCAAATGTTTCATTTAACAGATCGATCATTTGCTCATTGTTAGCTAGAAGTTCTTCGATCATGAGTCGTGCTCTTGGCACTTTGGTTTGTCCAGATATACGTGATAGTTCCAGGAAGCGTTCGAAACTACCTGGTGCATAATCATCTAGTGTGCGAATATACTCTGCGGTACGATCAATTGAATTGTCGTATACTTCTTCATAAAGATCACCAAAAAACTCGTGTAACTGTGCAAAGTCTGGCCCCTCCACATTCCAGTGAAAGAACTGAGTTTTTGCTACAAAAGCATATTCAGTTGCTAATAGAGTTTTTAAACTGTCCGCGAGCATTTTTATTCCTTTTAAATTCCTTGGGCGTGTTAGGCGTAGGGTCTGTTGTATATTTACCTGACATTAAGTTTGCACCATTTCTTGATACCATGCCCATGGGCTGTGCGTCTACAGCTATACCACCAGCGCAAGTAGCACCTACTGATGCCGATTCTACAATTTCACGCCATCTCATCTTGGATCCTTAGTAAGTTAGTGCCTTTAATATTAGCAGGGCCGTATTCTACACGCAAGTTTTCCATACGCAAATTAGCTATTGCAGGAGCAACAAGTTCACAACGAATCATGTATTTGCCTGCAGGCGCTTCGATTTGCAGCATTTCTTCAAGATATGCGTCTGTAAAATTAAATGTGCGTTCGGTAAAAAGCTCATCGTTGACGTATACACGATAGTTAGGAGCTTGTCCTGCCCACTCGCAATGCACATCAAATAAAACTTTAACAAAATGCCTAGTCATGAATATATTTAGTTATTATGACACCGTAGGCGAGTTACTTGACTTGACGAATACTTCCGATGTGCCAGTCTTCTACACCGTACTGTGCTTTCATTAGCTGGCGTGCTTGGTTAGCAGTATTAGCAGTTACAGTAACATCTATGCGGCCAACATAGTTAGGATGCTGGATACGAACTGATGCTGTCCATAGCAGTCCTTTGTTTTTAGGGAGTATTTCCTTGGCTTTCATTTCTTTTTACCTGACTTCATGTTAGCGCACCAATGTGCCATGCGCTGACGTTCACCTGAACTGTTGGCAGCAATACTACGCAACTTGCTTACAGGTTGCTTGCAGTTCACGCCCACACGTTTAGCAAGCCCTTTGCGCCCTGGCTTTTTACCATCGGCAAAGTTTTCTGTAAACTCTTTACTAGCAATAGTCTTTTTAGACAAGGAGTCTTTGGTAGCAAACCCTTTCCATAACTTTTGCCCAAGGTGTGTTTTTTCTTTACTAGGGGCAATGTTAAATCCCAATGCCTTAGCAAATTGATACATTAGTGTTGCAATGCCTTGCCGTTGATAGTCTTGTAGTACAGTAGTTTTCTCACTGTAAAGACTACTGCCGTCTTTCCAAAATTTTACCATGCCTATTGTTGGAGAATTTGGATCTGACGCTACAAACGCCATAATATTTAAATCATTATGGCCTGAACTTTTGGCAATAAGTTCAATATCACCAATGGTGACTTGTTTACTAAAAGGCTCTCGTAATGTTGCTTTTTTGCCATCGGCAAAGTTCTCGTTCATAGGAATGTTCTTCAGTGCAGCAGCAACACCTGGGTGCATTGGTGCAGGCCAGTCTCCTGCTTCTACCCAGCAGTAGTCTTTCCATTCTGGGTTAGCACGTGGTTCAAACTCACTAGGTATAACACCAATAAATGTAACATACTTAGAGTTCTCCGCAAGACGTTTTAGTTTGACAGGACCGGTATAACCTGACTCTTCGCCTAACTCACGAGTAGCACATTGTTCTAATGTCTCGTCAGGCTTACGTCCACCACCCCATGCTGCCCACTGTCCTGGATCGTTGATGTGATCACTACGTTGTTGTAGGCCATAGCGTCCTGTGTCTTCTGCATAAAGAATAATGCCAGCAGCACCTTGCCCACGGTCTTCCCATACACGCTCATTCTCGCCGCGATGCTTATCCCAGAATCCAGATCCTGCATCGGTTTGATCCCAGCTGCGGTGTATTTCGTAGCCCTTGCTTTTCACATAGTCATACATTGTTTTGGCAACGCCTTGATTGCGGTACCGTTCATCCACGAACAAATCTTGCGGATCTAATTCATTGTTATCACCCATATCAAACTCGACATAGGCTATTTCTTTACCCCGGGCGTCAACAGCATGGACAGTAAGTTGCCCATCCCCTTCCTTCATTCTAAATTCAAGTCCGTTAAATTCTTCGGTTGGGTATTGCTTGTATTCTACAATAAATTCATGTGCTCGCATTATGCTGCTCCCATTACTGGCACAACATTAACTTCATCACGCACCATGTTGCGTTGAGCCCATTGTGCTGCCACTCTGTTAGCGTCTGCTTGACTGTTACCTACCCCGCCAAAGCGATATAGTTCTCGGCCTTGTGAGTCGACCACTTGCCACTCGCCTGTAAACACTTGCTGACCTTGCCCAGGACGAGTCAGTGTGCGAGGTGCTTGTGCCGGCGTTTCGATAGCTTGAAGCACATAATCATTTGAATCTAGCCCTTGATCTTGTAAGTAATCAAACTGTATGCCAATAGCAGTATTCTGGTCGGGCGCATAAAACTGATCCACTAAACCATTGGTACTTGCGTCTCG